TGCTATGGGGGTAGCACTCTCAAGTGCTAAAGAGGATGATCCATACTTTTATATTTATACAGCAGGACCAGCAAAAATAAATTCTATGGTAATGGAATTTGTTAATGTGTCTGAACGCAGTATGAGATCAAGGGGCAAGAAGATTAAAATGTATAAGGTGCCTCCTTCTTGGATTGAAGAAAACATACAAGACTTTAATTATTTTGCATTTTTATCAACACCAAACGATTCTGTTTCAAAATTAGTTAAGGAAGCAGAATTAAAAAATATAGAAGTTGGAATCTTTAGATACTAGGAGAAGATATGAATATCAAGTCATTAGAGCAAATGGAAAAAATAGTAAACTCAAGCAATACGTTATTTTGGGATGGATGGTCTGTTATTAATAGATATAGGTCTGAAAAGGGTAGAACCTCAAAATATGGTGCATATATTGATGGAAAATGGTATATGACTCGTAAGTTTGTACCAGGGAAAAATGGTTGGGACATACCAGAAAGTTTTATAAATGCACAAACTAAAATGGAAAGATAGCGCTGCTTGTGTTGATTACGACACAAATATATTTTTTGAAAAATATGAAGAAGAAGAGTCTTTAAGACCTGCCATAGATAAGTTATGTCAGGACTGCCCAGTAGTAAAAACTTGTTTTGCCGTAGGCATTTCTAGTAAAGAGTGGGGAGTTTGGGGTGGGATATACTTAGAGGGTGGATCAATATCAAAAGAGTTTAACAGTCACAAGGATTCTGATAATTGGTCAGAGATTTGGCAAGCACTAACAATGGAGAAAAAATGATAATTCAAATTATAGGACTTCCTGGTTCTGGAAAAACAGAACTAGCAAAAGCACTTAAAGAACGCATTAATGCAATTCATCTTAATGCAGATGAAGTCAGGGCTACGGTTAATTCTGATCTTGGATTTACCGCTGAAGATAGGATTGAACAGGCTCGTCGTATGGGAGAGATGGCGAGGTTAATTGCAAAGCAAAATGTAGCGCCAGTAATTGTAGATTTTGTATGTCCGACAGAATTAACTCGTGCAGCATTTGGTAAACCAGATATTTTGATTTATATGGAAACTATCGAAAAGGGTAGATTCGAAGACACTAATAAGATATTTGAAGTTCCTAATAATTTTGATATGGCCTTTATTAGTCACGAATGGAATCCTGACGAAAAGGCAACAGAAATTATTAAACAATTTAAATTACATGATTGGTCTGCACCAACAACATTAATGCTTGGTAGATATCAGCCATGGCATGAAGGGCATCATGCACTTTACAGAGAAGCGGGGAAGAGAACAAGCCAGGTACTAGTAGGAGTCCGTAATACCTATAACACAAGTGAGAAAGACCCATTTACCTTTGATCAGGTAAAGGGTTACATTGCTAAAGATAAGTTTATGGATAGTGCAATGGTGCTAAGATTACCAAACATTACAAACATTGTATGTGGTCGTGATGTAGGTTATAAGGTTGAGCAATTAGATTTGGGGGCAGACATTCATGCTATATCGGCTACGCAAAAACGTAAAGAAATGGGTATCTAAAGCCATAGATAAGATTGGAATTAAGAATATGGACTGGCCAGCATGAATGTATCCAAACAAAGATCAGCACTAAAGGCTATTACATGGCGTGTCATCGGCACAGTAGATACATTTGTTATCTCTTGGGTCATAACTAAAGAGCCTGTCACAGCAGGTGCAATCGCAAGTTTTGAGGTATTTACAAAAACAATTCTTTATTACTTCCATGAGCGTGGTTGGAATAAAGTTAAATGGGGTAGAAAATAGTGTATACAGATGCTATGCGTAAGGCTTTTCGATCTCTTGATCATTTTGCACCCAAGGGATTTAAGTTAGATTTAATAGATAATGATAGTTTTATTACCGTTCGTGCTTCAGAAAAATCTTTTATGTCTTTGCTTGATGATGATAAAAAACTTGCAGTACAATATATGATAAGGGTAAAGAAGGCTCTTGAGGACAATGGAGCCATTGTTCTTTTAGTTAGAGAAGGAGGAATGGGATAATGGATGAAGAAGTTTTTAGAAAACGTCTTGATTTAGAAAAAGATGAAATTTATTTAAAAAATGTTGCTAAGTTAGGAAGTTCTGCAAAAAATGTATATATTGTAGATAATTTTTTATCTGATGAAGAATATCAAACATTATCTTATTTTGTAAATAATTCTAATCAAATTTGGATTAAAGAGCCATGGACCACCGAAAGAACCCATAAAGAAGCAATTCCAGAAAATATTCTTAAACTTTTAAAAAAAATATTTCAAACTGCTAGAATAAACTGCATAGATTATTATGATATAGATATAGAAGCAAATGATAATTTTATGGGTGAATATCTTTTAACTAAGTGGAGCAGGGGCAGTAAGATGACCCCCCATATAGATACAGACGCTCAAAAACACCAACATATTGTCTGTATGTATTATATTAATGATAACTATAAAGGCGGAGAATTAGAATTTCCAGATTATAATTTAACAATTAAACCTAAATCAAATAGTTTAATTATGTTTCCTGGTAACGAAAACTATGTTCACGGAGTACTTGAGGTTTTAGAAGGATTTAGATACACCTTTCCAATGAGGTTTCAGTTTGCTGGTTCTACATTTTTAGGAACAACAGAACTTCGTCAGATCTATAACCAAAAATTGAAATATTAGGACAAAAAGTTGTATCCTAAAGAGTATGGTAAAATAAGTATATGATTATCGATCCTTCTGAAAAAGATGACATTTATTTAAATAATGTTGCAAAAATAGGAAATTCTGAAGAAAATATACAATACATACGAAATGTTTTGTCTGAAGAAGAACATAAAATTATACTTGATTATGTAAAAAATAATAAGGGGTGGAGACGACAACCATGGGATTCTGAATCTGTTTTCCATGACGATTTACCAGAAGAAGTTGTTAAAATATTAAATAAAGTTTTTACACTTGCCTATGAAAAGTCCACAAATTTATATGGTGTAGAGATCAATCCAGTAGACAAACATAGACTTAATTTAGTTAAATTTAAACAAGGCATGTTCCTGGATGCACATGTAGACACGCTGTCAAGTGAAGAAAACCATATTGCAGTAATATATTACATTAACGATGACTATATTGGTGGAGAAATTTGTTTTCCAGAGTTTAATTTAAATATTAAACCAGAGCCTAATAGTTTAATCTTTTTCCCTGGAAACGAAGGTTATGTGCATGAAGTGTCCACAATCTTTAAAGGTGATAGATATAGTTCTACTATATGGTTTCAGTTTACTGGCTCTACATTTAATAAAAATAAAGAATGGTATGGATAAATTATGACAGAATATGATTTTGGAAACTCTGTAGAAAATATACATATTACAGAAAATGTTTTATCTGAAGAGGATCATAAAAAACTACTTGACTATACGGTTAATATTAAGGATTGGCACACTCAGCCCTGGGGAGTCAAATACTTTAGTTTTGATAAAGGACTACCCCTAGAAATTATTGACATATTAGATAAAGTTTTTAGGCTTGGCTTCAGGAAGTGCGAAGAACACTTTAATGTAAAGTTTCGTGTTTTTGATAAACACGAACTTCATTTAATTAAATTTGAAACAGATTATGCTATGAATAAGCACGTAGACACAACAGGAGATTTTGCTATAATTTACTACATTAATGACGATTATATTGGCGGTGAAATAAACTTCCCATGGCATGATTTAAAAATTAAGCCAAAAGCAAATAGTTTTGTTACATTTCCTAGCAATCAGCATTATTTGCATGAGGTGCTTAAAAATACTGGGGAGCGATACTCTTCCACATTATGGTTTAATTTTGAAGGTTCTACTTATCGTGGCAACATAAACGAATATGAATCTACAGAAAATACAATTCCTGATTCTATAAGAAAGACAAAATAATATGTCATTTTTAACAAAAGATATTTTAGATGCTTATAGAGAAAATAGCGAAAATAAATGGTATTTAGAAAAATACTTTTCAGACAACAATCATTTAGGGTTTTATCCTGCAAATGCTAAAAATTCTGTTGATACAGAATGGAATCAAACTGATTCTCATATTGCAACTATTGATGAACATAATACTTATAAAATTAATCATCTTGGTCTTCGTGGAGAAATTGACGAAAATGCAACTGCAATAGCATCTGGATGCTCTATAACTTTTGGCATTGGAGTTCCAGAATTAGGAAGATGGACAAACATTTTAGGCAAAAAACTTAATAAGAATATTACAAATTTAGGAAATCCTGGAGGATCCGTAGAAAGTATTTGTACTAATATCATTCAGTATTGTAGGAATAACAAAATGCCAAAAGAAATTTTTTGTTTATTTCCAGATTTTTTTAGAAGCATGGTTGTTGCAGATCACGAATTTTATAAATCAAGTAAAATAGTACGTGATGATCCAAACAAGCGTCAGTTACATTTAACCTTTTGTAATCCAGTTACCCTTTTATATGAAGATTCTTTGTTTATGGAAGTAAAAGATAAAACAAATATAGAAGATTCAGTTTCTCCACACCAATTAATTTTAGATGCTGTAAACTTTATATATATTTTAGAATCATTTTGTTTAACAAATAACATAAAAC